CGTACTGTTTAATAATTTTTGTTTTAATACCGCTGTCCTTTAAGATAAGCTGAGCAATATCAAGTACACTCTTCTCAGTAGAAAGTTCCTCTCTGCGTGTTTGACACGCTTCTAGCTGCTGATTAAGCTCGTCCAGCTTACCACTAAGTTCGCTGGTATCTTGGTCTTCTGACTGCAGTTGATCAATGTCTTTTTGGACGCTGCTAATCATTTGATTAATAGCGTTGATGTGAGAGTTATTACTGTTAATCTCATTCAACAGATCATTTACTTGTTGTTGAATATCAGATATCTGCTCCATGCGGTCGGTTACCTTCTGATATTCTTCCTGTAGTTGATTAAATCCTTTTGACGTTTCAGTCAACGTACTGTTCTTATTCTCAACTGTACTGCACTTAAACTCGTGATCAATGTCCTGTTTACATGTAGGACAGTTGTCGTGGTTATCATAAAACTGTATTTCTTTCTCGAGCGATGCAATCTTATCCTTGAGCTTATACTCCAACTGCTCGATCTTTTTCTTCTTCTTGGATACAGAATCCTTGTCTGCAATCTGTTCGCTTAGATTCTGTACTTGAGTGTTAAGTCCTTCAATCTGCTGCTCGTAGTCACGTATCTCGCTACGAGACTTTTCTATCTTGTCATGATGCTGTTGGATACGTTTATCGTTATCATCCTTGACGGTCTTTAAGTATTGGTTCTGTAGATCAATCTTTTCGTTTAGGATGTCAGTATCGTATACAACTTGCTGTAGACTATCTTTGTTAGTAGACACCTTCTCTTTGAGGAGAGTATTCATCGTAGTAAAGATTTCAATGTCTAACAGATCCTCAATCACCTCTCTTCGATGCTGAGCTGACAGTTGCATGAACGGCATAAACGTAGCACTACCAAGTACTACAATCTGACAAAACGATCTATGGTTCATCTTGAGTATCTGACGTTCCAGATGCTCTTGGTAGTCTCTCGAATTAGCAGCTTGATCTACTAACTTATCGTTCTTGTATATCTCAAACATTGACGACCCATACTTCTTGATAGTACGGTTCACTTGATAGTTGTCCTTTCCAATCATAAACTCTACCTGTACTTCAGCACCTTTGCCATTGATAGAGTTTATCATCTGTACCTTATTGACTTTGCGAAACGCCTTACCATATAAGGACCACGACAACGCGTCGAGAATGGTGGACTTACCAGAACCATTCTCTCCAACAATTAATGTCGACTTGGATTTGTTGAGTTTTATTTCTGTCCAGCTATTGCCAGTGGACAGAATATTCTTCCATCGAATATATTTGAATAGAATCATATAGAGTGTTACGCTATTGTAAGCGCTTCATTATACAGGTCTTTTATTGTCTGCTCAACGAGTTGTTTGTCGGTACTAATGTCTAAAGCCTCGATATACTTTGTAAGTATAGTCATCGTATCTTCAGCTTCGTTGACAATCTCATCGTCAGACTCGAGGTCGAGGTGTAGATGGTCTTCTACAACTTGTACATTGTGAGGACCAGCCTTTTCTAGTTTATCGATAAAGATATCAAACCAGTATGGGTTAGTCTTCTCACGAATGATTACTTTTACATACTTATCTTTGTACTGATCAAAGTTTTGGTTTACTACCAGCTCCATTGTTGTATTGCTATCGTCGTAATGGATCTTAGCAAACATCTCTAATGGATTAGGGATAAACTCCAAGGTACGAGTATCTGTATCAAAAATATGCCAACCACGAGGGTCATCGTAATCAGACCAAGTAATTTGATAAGGGGCTCCAAGGTAGTTGATATTACCCACAGTAGACTTGTGGTGAAAATGGCCACTACACACGATATCAAAATTACTAAAAACAGTGCTGTCAAATCCATGGTTATTAATCGCTCCCTTGTACATCTCGAATCCTTTTAGCTCTAGATGTCCAAATAATATTTGTGCTGACGTGTTACTGATGATCTCCATAGACCTTTCATAGTTGCCACTACAGATCCAAGGAGTAAGAAGAATCTCACACCCATCAAAGTTCACCGCTTCAGGTTCGTTTGCATAGATGTGGATGTTGGGATAGCTGTTGTTAGAGTACAGCTCGTTGAGAGAGTTAATCTCGTTAGTGTTCTTAAAGTAAGTATCGTGATTACCAATGAGGAAGTGAGCTTCAATGTTACGTTTATGCAACGGTTTGATCAGTGCTTCACGAAGAAGCCTGGCAGACGTGTAGTTAATATACTTACGTCTGTCTACTATGTCACCTAAATGAACTACTGTCTCAATGTTATGTTCATCTAGGTACGGAAAGAACACTTTGTTGTAGAATTGATAAAAGTGTTTGGCAAAAGCCTGACTGTCATTACGAGCACCAAAGTGCGTATCAGTGATAAGTGCTATCTTCATCTACTAGCTCAACATATATGTTTGACTGCTTAAGGAACTCTACACCACTACCGTAGTTGAGAGAGTCATACGCGTTCTTGTAGTATACTGCAGTAATACCGCTCTGCAGGATTAGCTTTGCACACTCAAGGCATGGCTCATGTGTACAGAATAACGTAGCATTATCGCAGCTTTCATTGCTTTTGGCAACCTTTGCAATAGCATTACTTTCTGCATGCAAAACCTCTTTCTTTGATTTGTAGAAGTAGTTGGGTTCATGCTCACCGTCTTCCATCACAGGCTCTTCACATACGTTATCCCAACCAGAAGGCATACCGTTGTAACCAATACTGATGATGCGGTTGTCCTTGACAATAATAGCACCAACCTTTAACTTTTGAGAATGACTAAGTTGACCAAACCTCTCTGCAACATCAATATAAGCATGCTTAAACTTTTTCTTCATTCTTTGCCTTTTTGTTTTTAGTCTTACGACTTTCTTCAAACGACTTGATAAAGTTGTCGATGTATTCTTGACTGTCTACGTCATTCTTAATACCATCGTTGAAGTGAACATCAGAGTCATGGTCTTGACGATCGCTTGTAGCCTCATCGATGTTTAGTCTCTCAGACATTTTGAACTTGATATACAGCTGCTTCTTCTCTTTATCGATACGACGAAGGAAAGCAAAGTAAATGATCTGAGTAAAGTAAGCAAATGGGTTCTTTGACTTTTCTGGATTGAAGTTATCGATGTACTGCATGCAGTTCTCGATACCGTCACAGATCATCTCGTCTCTAAACGAGTAATTGATAAAGTTTGGTTTGTGAGATAACCTTGTCGCGATCTTCATAAAGCACTCACCGATGTATGGAGGTACTTGAGGTTTTGGCTTCCCAGATTCTTTGGCCTCGGCAACCTTCTCACGATACTCAATCATCGCCTGAAGGAAGTCAGGGTTGTTGATATAATTTGCTCTTTTCTTAGCCATAAGTTAGTTCTCTAGTTTAATTTTGTACATCTTGTAATCAAACTGTTCTTCGTTGTAAATCTTAACACGTTCATACAAATGTCTTAGTGTATGGTTTACACTCTTTTTGTATTGAAGATCGTCTGCAATATCGTACAGCGTGCAAACAGTTTTACTATCACTCTTTCTCAACCCGCGGCCAATAGACTGTAGATTGCGAATCCGAGACTTGCTAGGGCTAGCAAACACGATGTTATGTAGATTGCGTATGTTAATCCCAGTGCTGAATGTTCCGTAAGAAGCGATAATGATTGCGTTTGATTCTTTCTCCGTGATGGCACGGATACTCTCTCTGGTATCGGCATCAGTTCCTCCAAATACAAAAAATACTTGACGTCCTTTAGCAACTTTACTGTTCACCATATCATACAGCACCTTACCGTGTTTTTCAACAAAGCTAAACAGGACTAGTGTGTTTCCTTCTAGCGATAGCGTCAGATTTGATATAAAATTGTTTCGTTTATCATTCTGAGTAATGAAGTCCATCTCTTCATGGAACTTATCTTCTTTGTGAGCTTTCTTTGTAAGCTCACTGTACTTCAATACAAGTATCTTGATCTTGAGGTCTGCTAGTGTGTTACCTTCAATCAGCTGCTTGGTCTTTACGAAAGACTTAACCGTGCCAAACAAACCTTCCAATACTAACTTATGTGTCTCTGTACCATCTAACGTACCAGTAAATCCAAACCGGTACTTACAATCACTTAACCTCGTCATGATGGTAGTGAGAGACTTTGCTTTGAATAGATGAGCTTCGTCACCTATCACTACATTAAACTGATCGAACCATTTCTTTGGCATCTTGTATATTGACTGCCAAGTAGTAATGGTAATGTCTTCATCGATAATCTCTTTATCGACACCAGCACTAATCAGTTTACATTCTTCTTTGTATCCATAGTCCTTGAAGTCACTATACATCTGACGAACCAATGATACTGTTGGTACTACTATCAACGTCTTCTCATTGTAGAATCTTGATAGTAGATAAATGATCAACGACTTACCAGATCCAGTTGGAGATAGGATCATTGATCTGTTGTTACGGATACAGTGTGTAAATGCTTCTAGTTGATACTTACGTGGTTCAAACGGTAAGTTAATCTCACCTGCAAACTCTACTGCTTCTTGGAACGAGAACTCTTCTTGCAGCTCTAGATCAGAGCTAAATTCTAAATCGTAATCTCTCTCATCACAGAAGCTCTTTAGATATGGTAACAGTCCAACGTACAATCCGTTGTTGCGATTATTAAACAAACGGATACGGCCATCCCACTGCCTACGCTTGAACGCTGGCATAAACTTATACCCAGGCGCAAAGAATGAAAAGAACTCATTTAGCTCCTGCGCAATACCCTGGTTACAGTTGACCTTCAAAAAGGTCTCATTCACTTTATCAATTACTAACAATTCTCTATACGCCGAACTGGGTGAGTTTCCTCCAGTTGATCGCTGCATTAATATGGAAGCCTCTATTGTTTATACTTTTCATAATATCTTCCAATAACGAAACAACTTGCTCTTGATACACCATACGAGTAACAAGATCAACCATCTCCTGATCGCCTTCAATGTATTGAGACACGTCTGCCTTGAGAACATGCTTCTCCCAAGGATCGCGTCCAATATGTTTTAGGTCTTCAGGATTATTCAATTCACCACGATAATATTCACTCAACACTTTATTGAGCGACTTATATTGAATCTTATACTTTTTGAGTTTGAGCTTCTGCTCATAGAATAGCTTTAGGTATTTACCATGCAATACAGGTACGTTTAATGACTCTGTATCCAGATCAACATCATCTATCTTGGCGTCTTGCTGCCACATCTCGATCACTTGCTCTATTTTCATAATTAAATCTTTTCAATAGTATAAACTCTATATCTAAAAGTAACAGTGGCTTTAAGATATTCAACATCGGTTAGTGTACTATCAAATGACAGATCAGACAACGCAATTGGGAACATATCTTCAAAAACAATTTTAACATTAGCATTTTGATGACTTGATAACACCATTAAGGTCCCATCACTGAATACTGCGGAGTCATTAGTAAGCAAGGAAGCGCTGTTTTGTCTTATAAGATTACCGTATTGATCAAAAGACTCCGGAAAGCCAAGGCCACGCAACCAGTCATGTAGTTCAAGATAGTTAGTCATATCTTCATCTACCATGAAAGTAATGTCAAGAGGCTCAAATGATAATTTAGTGCCAGGAGTTGGTAGTTTAACAAATGGGTCTTCGATATCGAACTGCCCTAACGTCAAAGTAGGCAACCTTACATTTTGTGTAAAGTAACTGGTATTGGGGGTACGATTAAGCACAAACCTGAAACCTAACGGCGATAGGTAACTTTTGTTACTAGGTTGGTTGTCTGTTGCAGCCATATTGTCCTCCTACATTATTTATCCAGACAAAAAAAACGGGGGCCGAAGCCCCCGTCTAAAATCGCCCTTACGGGTCTTTTTATTACATCAGGTTCGTTACTGAAACAAGACGGTAGTACACGTTCCTGTTGTTGAAGCTGATTGTACCATTGCCAGCAGTTGTGCCTTCTGCAAATGGGTTAGCAACCATGCCGTAACGAGTCTTGAAGCCAATCTTAGGCTGGAAGGTGTCCTCGCCAACCGCACGTACCATCTGCAGAGGTACATATGGGCAGTAGAAGATACCAGCATCAAAGGCGCTAGAGCCCTTGTAGCCGAGAGTGTAGTACTGGTTACCAGCAGATGAGCTGAAGTATGGATCGATGTAAACTCGGATCCGGCCATTCAGTACACCAGCAAAGGTGTTACCAGTGTCGTCTACGTTAAGACCTACAGACAAAGCAGGGGTGTAATCAAGAACACCAGCCATCTGAAGAGCAGAAGCTACGTCAGAAGAGCAGATCATGATGTTACCCTTACCGCGACGAGTTGCTTTGGCAATTGCGTTTGCATCACGCTCGATCTGGAAGATCAGACCCTTGAAGCGCTCTACAGACCAACGACCGTTTGAATCAACGTCGAGGTTAAATGTACCAGTTGAAGCTACGTTCTCCTGAGCACCAGCTGAAGCTGTGTAGTTAATCGTTCGGACAACTTCACGGTTAATTTCAGCCAGGATCTCAGCTGACAGGATGTTAGAAAGCTCAGTCTCAGCATCGAGGCCGTGGATAGCTTTCAGGTCCTGAGCGAGTTCCATCGTGTACTCAGCTTTCAGAGCACGTGAAACAGCCGTTACAGCAACTTTCTCGATTGAGAAGGCCATCTCGTTGAAAGCGTTAGAAGCGCCATCACCCAGAGCTTCAGCAGATGTTGTAGACATACCAGTTTCAACAGAGTAGGTGTTACCTACTGCACGAGTAGTTGGATCAGTACCAGTTTGACCTACACCTGGGTTACCTTCACCGTCGATAACTGCTTTAGAAGCGGTGTTACCAGAAGCAGAAGCAGAGAACGAAGAATCAGCTTCGTTAAACAGAGCCTCAGTACCAGATTGGTTTGAGTAACGAGCGCGCATTGCAAAGATCAGGCCAGTTGGGCCAGTCATTGGCTGTACGCCGCATACGTCATAAGCGATCAGGTTTGGCATTGATCGTCGTACCAATGAAATCAGTACTGGATCAAAAAGGTCTACGTTACCAGCTGGTGAAACAGCAGGAGCGGAAGAACCACCCATTGCGTTGGTAGGCGAAGCCTCACCCAACAGCGATGGCATTTGGTATCCACCTGAACCCATTGCTTGCTCGCGAGCTGATCGCTCTTGATTTTCCAGAAGCTGAGCAGTTACAGCACGACGATGTGAATCCTTGATTTCACCAAGGTCACCGTGATCGAGTACTGGCTGCCACTTCTCGATAAGTTGTTCAGATAACATGATAGTCTCCTCTTATCTATCTAAAGTTATTTATAATTATTACTTCTTCATGGACCTAGAAATGGCATTTACGTAATTGGCCATCTCGGATGTCACGGCTTTATCAGACGTTTCCTCCAAGAGAGGCTCATCGTCGTCCAACTCATATGACGAAGTTACATCTTCACTACTGCCAAAATAACTTTCTTTAATAACATTAAGTTTCTTAACGAAAGTTTCTTCATTACTAAAATCAATACCTTCTGCTAAGGTTTCAAATTTAGCCTTCTGAGTATCCGTAAGGCCATTGCTTACAGACTCAACAAGTTCATCCCGATCATGTTGCTCAACAACACCTTTAAGCTCAACGTTCTTTTCGATTTGCTCGTTTAGCTTGGACTCCAGTTCTTCAGCCCGAGCTGCCAGCTCTTCTACTACGTCTACCTTCTCATCAGGGATTTCTACATAATGATCCTCGAACAGACCTTTGAGGCCTTTCAAGAAATCTTCAACCATCTCAGCCTTGAGACCTTGCTCTACAGCAAGACGGTTCTCTTCCATCCACTGCTCACCAACGTAATCAAGATACTGATCAAGGTTTTCAGTCAGTTCTTTCTGAAGAGTATCTACTTCTTCGGAAAGCTCAGCTTCGAAGTTAGTTGAAATCTTCTCAAGCTGCTCGTTAACCTTAGCTACAACAGCTGCTTCAAAAATAGTAACAGCCTTTTCTTTAAATTCCTCGTTGAGATCATCCGCACCTTCGAACATAGCAGTTACGTCCTCAAGTACTGAAACATCTTCAGCGGTAATCTTAGGAAGGTCGCGGACGCTATGAACTTCTTCAATAGCTTCATCTTCGAATTCTACGTCTTCCATCTTCATACCAGCCATCATCTTGCCATAAGATGCCTTAAGCTGCTTAGTAGGCATCTCATTCATCTTGGACATCATGGCGTTAATCATACCCGCCTTAGTGCCAGGTACTTTTACAGCAGTAGGAGAATCCTTAGGATCATCTACTACTTTCTTGTCGCCCTTACGTGGCTTTACTTTTACTGACGTAGGCTCAGGAACTTCAGAAGGATCGCCCATTGACGCTTTAAACTCGTCAAGCTGCTCCTCTTGAGTCTCCTGGAGCTCTACTTCTTGAATATCTTGTTCAGACATTTTTATAACTCCTTTGAGTGGTCTAATGTTATTTATAAAAATTATAGCTTGGACAGGAAGTCAGACCAAACTTTAAGTTTGGCTTCTGTCAAATCTTTGGAAGGAGCTTCCTCAATTACTTCCTTATAGTCGTTAATGGTCGCTTCTCGGATAATACCGTTGTCCCATACCCATTCCTTACCTTCCATAATACCTTCAACGAAAGCATCTGGTGCAGATGGGTCTGCAACGATGTCTGCAGCTGTTGCAAGATAGAAATCATTCTGTACTTCAGCTACACCGCTCTTATTCTTGAGCGAACCCATTCCACGAGACGAAACACCCAAGCTAGCTCCTTCATCCATCAAGTTCTTCACAATTTGACCCATAGGAGTCTCTGTCATGATCTTGGCCTTACCGATAAAGTTATCACCGTCTCTAGTAAGTTCTTTGATCATATGGCTGACACGATCAAGATTGATTGTTGGACTAGTTGGATGTCCAAGTTCGCCATATGCTCTGTTCTTTTGTACGTTCTCTGTAACGTACCTGTTTACTTCCTTATCGAGAACCTCAGCTGGATATACTCGTCCATTGCGGTTCTTAATATTTGCTTGCATAAAAGGACCACGAATAAAGTAGTCCTTTTTACCGTCTTCTCTTGCTTCCGCAATATACTCGACGGACTCGTTAATCTCTGTGATTAGCTTCATGCTCATTCTCCAGATACCTTGTGCAGCTGAACAATGATGTAACCGTTACCGCCACTAAGAGCTACGTTACAGTTTGCTGTCAGTTGTGCATCTGTCTCTAGGCGAATACCTTGATAATCTTGGCCACCAGACCCAGTAAGGATGGCAACAGTGTCGCTACCACGAGTTACTGTCCAACGATTGGTACCATCTACTGCCCAAACAATTTGAGAGATTGACATTGAATTAACAGTCTCTCCTGCAGTCGCAGCGGTTACAAGATTAAGCGTATCAGCACCAGTGGCTCTCAATACCACGTAGCCGCCCGGCTTATTTTGATTGGTTGTTATAGGCATTGTAAATCCTTATGCGTTCTGCATAGCGAAATCAACCATCGTCATAAATGATGATTCGCCTTTTTCTAAACTGTCTCTGAACTTCTTAGCGTTAGCTGGCTTCAGAGCATCATGAACTGACAGTACTTTATTAGCAGTAACCGCATCGACCTTTAAAGTTTGGTTGTTCTTAAACTTTACAGATTCTGGGCGCTTACTGCTTTTGATCTTTTTTAGAGTATCGACGACCCCCTCGTCAAGCACTGTTCGGAAGTCGCTAAACTTCTTGCTCTCTTTGATCTTCGAGGAACCTTGCATTACAGGAGTCTTTTCTCCACCCCTGCTATACTGCTTTGGCTCTTTGTACTCAGAACCACCAGGCTGCGTCTCAGATGTACCTTGCTTAATGGGCTGACTTTCACCACCAGCATGCTTCTTGCCGCCTACGTGCTCATCTGGGTTGCCAACGATGTTACCAGTAAACTGATGATCAAAGGCAACTGGATGACCAGTCTTAGTGACGTTGTGCATGTTGGCAAAGTCTTCTTCGCCTTTAGATCGAGGCTTGTACTTCTTTACCTGATCGTCCTCTTCCTTGTTTGGTTTGTAGTCCTGAGCTGGACTATCCTCAAACAGGTCCTTAAACTTCTTCATCAGAAGTCTCCTCTGGTTGTTCTAATTCCTGGTCTTCGCTATCGAGTTCTGCATCAACCTCTTCAGGTTCCTCTTCGGCAAAAATAGACTGCCCTACCGCATACTTCTCGTTATCGATTCTACCTTTAAGGCGATCCATTAATAGATCACTCACAGTAGAACTAAATTGATCATATTGTTTAGCCGCAAGTTGATCAATTGCGTCCTTTACTTCTGGCATAATATACTCCTTGAATGATAGTATTTATAAAAACAAAACACCTTAGCCTAATAAAGCTGAGGTGGGTGGCGTAAAGTTGGCGGTGTATCTTGCTAGGCCTTTTGTGATGCGGAAGTCGGAAAGATATCCCTGTATATGGCCATCTGCAGTATCACTACTTCTACCTATAAAAAAGTTAGTTCCATTACCACTTAAAGCGACAGAGCTAGCTACAGTTCCAATACTAGTGCCGTCAATGTAAACAGTTATGGTACCATTATATCTTACTATAGCAACGTGAACCCACTGGTTATAGTTTACCGTGCCTGCATTGATGGCTGGAAAGGAACCATTGTGCGCTAATTGGTATTGCGTAGTAGTACTACCGCCATGCCCAGCAAAAAATTGTAGAGTACCAGTTGTCCATGTAGCATAGTTTCCAAAAAATGCTGGATACGAATCGACTCTAGCCGTAAGATAATGCCAAAACTCAATAGTAAAGTCCTCACTTGCCCCAACGTCAAATCGAGGAAACTGTATCATATCATCTACACCATCAAAAAAGATAGATGAAGTTAAATATTTAGATTGGGTAGTAGAGGATTTAGTACCTCCGGTTAATGTCATCGTTTTAACAGACTGCGATTTATCAATGATGCCAGCGTTCGTACCGCTGAGGAGCAAAGATGTATTGGTGATTGCTGTTAGTGGTTCCGTCGGAGGAGTAAATGCCGACGTGTAAACGGCAGTTCCTTTGACGATACGTAGATCAGAAATATATCCGTGAAAAGGTTCAATAGGACTACCGTTTGAGTATCTATGACCTATTATAAGTCCAGCGGCTCCTGTATTAAATGCTGTGCTGGTACCTACATTCCACGTACCCTTAGATACACCGTTAAAAAAACATTCTACATTAGTTCCATTTCTTACTATAGCCAAGTGGTGCCAGACTTCGTTTGGCATACTTCCTACATTAAATTGTGTTTCAGTGTAACTACTGCCGTTATAGTAACCAACATTAATTTGCGCTCCAGGCCAAAAACCTACAAACCATTGATTGTTGGCTCCATCTGCTTGTGTACCCCCAGCTACTATACGATCATAATTACCTCTGGTTGTGTCATTATTAATCCAAGCTTCAATTGTAAAAGGATCTGTTCCAAAATCAAATGCTGAGTTATCTGGTATTGCCAAATAATCCCCAGTTCCATCAAAATACATTGACCCGCCATTGTCTGTAGCAGAATATGTTGAATAATCATAAGGACTTGAAGGCGCTGTTATAAATGTGCTAGGAACAGTAAAGGATCTATTATTACTTGAGTAATCTTTTATCTCTAAACCTACACCTGTAAAGAAGGCATCAGTAGCGTTAGAGGTAGTCTGAGGCTCTGTAGGAGTAGTAGGCGCACTACCACTATATACAGCAGTACTCAAACTAAATCGAGCTTCTTTTATGTTTCCTTTGAAACGGCTGCTAGCAACACCTCCCAGCACCCAATTACCAGTTGCACCTGGTGTTTCTGAATTAGAAAAACTAGTTTCTAGTGATCCATCAGCCCAATAATAATAAGTACCATTATATCTTTCCCAAACAAGATAATGCCATTTTCCATCTCGTAAATCAGTATTACACGTTGGAGTTTCTACACCAACGTTTGTGTGGGTATACATATAACCCGTTGTACCCGATACTCCAAAAGCCTCTAATTGGTTTCCTCCGCCGTATTTTCCTAAAATTGTTTCACCTACTTCTACACGGGCCCAGCATTCAAATGTCCAGTTTCCAGAGTTTAAAGTAGAAAACCCTAAATTCATTACATTGACACCATCACAGAAAATACTATACCCACCATGTCGATATGGACTAAAAGTAGACTGTGTTGCATTACCAGCAGCAGTGATAGTATGACTATTAGTACTAGAATCTACAAAAGTATCATTAACTTGATTATTGCTACCAACTGATGTAATCAGTGCCGTAGTGTAGTTACTATTATTAACTGTGAATGCTAATGTAAACGAACTGTTAGCAACTGCTACGTTTACACCATCACTTGCAGTAAACGTAGCTGTAAATGTACCTGCTAGGGCCGTGTTAGTTGTAGGAGTAAATGTAAATAGGTTATTAGATTGAGTGACAGTGGCAATAGCATTAGCACCGACACCAAGCCCTGAAGTAGACAAACTGAACGAAATCGGTAGCCCTTCTGGATCAGAAGAAGCTAATGTAACAACTGTGTTGGCACCACCTGTATCAAGATTGTAAGTTGAACTGGCTCCGCTAATGCTTGGGTCTGTATTAACGAGCGCGATATTGTACCAGCCACTACCAGCCCACAGATACAATCTATTTGTACCTGACACATAAGCCATCTTACCTGTAGATTGTCCTGACAATGGCAAATCAGACAAAGCGGAGTACGTAGTAACACCAATCGATGAGCTATTTGCTACTTCAAGATAATTGTCTAGTATAGACTGAGTAGTATCGGCTCCGGCAATATCTTTCCATACACCTTTAGACGTACTATAACTGTACGTCTTGGTACCTACCGTTACTGTATCGCCGTCTGATGGATTTGTTGGGAAATTAACTGCCATTTGTTATTACCTATGCCGCTACGCGTACAATTACTATACCTGAACCACCAGCACCGCCTGATCCTGCAAAAGAGCCATTTAACCCTCCTGCACCGCCGCCACCACCACCGGTGTTGGTTGTACCTGCTCCTCCATTAGTCGATCCTCCATTAGCTCCTGCACCGCCGCCTCCTTGGCCTCCGGTACCACCTGAACCTCCACTGTGGTGTGAGCCACCACCACCGCCACCACCATAGTAATTTCCGTCTACCCACAGATAACCAGCGCCACCATTACCACCATCACTAGAAGCATTTACACCACTATCTTGGCCGGCGGCACCTGCACCGCCACCGCCACCACCGGCTGCATAGCCAGTTGCTCCAAAGGCTCCACCATCATTACCTTCAGCTGGAGAGTATGAACCAGCGTTACCTGAACCGGGACCCGTTGCGCCGCCTCCAGCTTGTCCACCACCAGAACCACCATCACCTGCTGCTCCAGCATGGCCAGCACCAGCACCACCGCCCGATGCAGTTGTACTTCCTAAAACCGAATCTCCACCGGTGCCACCATTACTACCTGAAGTACTTCCGGAACCCGAACCGCCATTTCCTACTGTAACGGTAACGGAACCTGCATTTACAAGCATTGTACCATATCGTACACCACCGCCACCACCTCCAGCACCACCAGCGTGGCCACCACCACCGCCGCCGCCTGCGACGACTATGTACTCAACTGTACCAGTTTGAGATACTGATAAGGTACCAGAGGATGTAAACGTATGGTAGATATAGCCTCCAGCCTGTGTAGTGGTTCCTCCAGAAACGGTTGCCCAAAATGCAAGATCAAAATCTACTAATCGAGTAGTTATATTTGCACCATCAGATGCGCTCAAACGTGCTTTAAAAGATCCCTCTAGTGACGTGTTTGATGTTGGAGTAAAAGTATATACGCCATTAGAGCTTATGGTAGGAGCTGAAATTAACTGAGCTGGTAAAGAATTCGTTGCATTGTTATATGCAATGCCGTACGTTATTGTAAATCCTTCGGGATCAGTGGCCAACATAGTAACACTACTATTACTTCCATCGGCATTTAAAGTTACTGAACTTACCGGTTCACTTAAAATAACTGGACTTTCATCTACACCATGAGCAATCTTATCCCACTGACTACCATTCCATACAAATAGGTCACCGGTAGAGTTTGAAAATGCTAGGGCACCGTTAGCGTTACCGCTACTAGGAAAGACTGTGTTGGAAGAATATGTTGTAACTGTGGATCCACTGCTAGCATTGGCTACCTGTAAATAATTGTCAAGTGCACTGGCAGTAACGTATCCAGTTGTAGCGTCCCACCTGGCCTTAGAAGAATTATAGGTATACGTAATTCCAGTATTGGTCGTTAATGTTTGACCGTTAGATGGACTGTTTGGAAAATTTACAGTTGCCATAATCTATTTACCCTTGTAACGCTGCTGTGGGTGGTGTGAAGTTAGATGTGTATCTGGCTAGGCCTTTAGTTATGCGGACATCGCTTATATATCCTTGGTAAGCTTGCGAGCTCGCTGCCGTATCATAGCCTATTCCTAGTACAGTAGTAGCATTTAAATTTGTTGTGTTTGTTGCGGATTGTTGTGAAATCCCATCTATATAACAAGTTACTGTACCATTTTCTCTAACTATTGCAATATGCTCCCAAGTGTTTATAGAGTATGAAATAACTGAGCTAAAAACTGGTGAGGTTGCAAAAACTAGATCAAAAGTCTGGTTGGCATACATAACTATTGACCACGAACCAGCCCCCGTACCATTTATACAAATGGGTCTCATTATTGCAGCTGTAGTAGGATACCACCACCATTCAAAAGTAAAGTCCCCTGTACCCATTTGTAACTCAGTACTATTAGCTACTTCTATTCTATCACCAGTCCCATCAAAATACATTGACGACGACAGATACTTTGTCTGAGTAGTAGATGACTTTACATCACCGTTTAGCGTCAATGATTTTACTGTCTGAGACTTATCAATGATGCCTGCGTTGGTTCCGCTGAGAAGTAGAGAGGCGTTGGTGATTGCTGTTAGTGGTGCTGTTGGGGGAGTGAAGTCTGCTGTGTAGACTGCTGTACCTTTTACTACACGAAAATCTGCAATATTACTTTCAGCTAAGACGTTAGAGCCATCTGCTCCCATTGCTCCTATTACAAATGCATGTCCATTATCAGTTACAGTAATAGAACTAGTAACTGATACTCCTGCTTTTCCATTAATGTAAAGTTTAAAGCTAGTTCCGTTTCTTACAGCAGCAAAATGATTCCACTGACCTGTTTTAAATTCTATACTAGAGGCAGAGTTGATCGACCAAGAACCAGACTGTGCAACTAAAAGTGATGGGGCAGGAGTAGTGGCGGCTGCAAAATATATTAGGACTCCATTTGCTTCACTGCTATTTGCTCGTTTTGAAAGCAATCCATTAGCACTGCTCGGAGTTACAACTGGATAATACCAACCTTCTATAGTAAAATTTGAACTGCCCATATCTAAATCTGCGTGATCTGCAATACTTAAATAATCCCCAGTTCCATCAAGATACATCGACCCGCCATTGTCTGTAGCAGAATATGTTTCGTAGTCGTATGGTGAGAATGGCTCGGTCTTAGTGTCGCCGTTTATTATTGGAGTGAGAGAATTCGCTCCTCCATCGGCTATGTATGGCAAATGGCAAGTAAGCAATGTTGTGGAGTACCCTGTACCTGATACAGCTGTAAGTGTTTCCGTAGGAACACTAAAGCCGGCTGAATTGTAATATGCAGTGCCTTTAATTATTCTTACATCACGCAAATACCCATTAAAATATGCAGTGCCGCCTCTATTAACTCCAACTTCTATTCGTTCATTTGTAAAATTAGTGGTTACAGATGCAGTTCCTAAAGATACTCCATCTAAAAACCCTTGCAAAGTTCCAGATGATCTTTGATAAACAACATGATACCAACGATTTTCATCTAAAGTTCCAGTGTCTAAAAGTTCATCTCCACCGGAGGCGGTCTTATCGAAGCGAAGATTATTAGTGCTACCAAAGGCTATTTGATAGCCGGGAGTGGTATCGTGACCAACAACTGTATCATTTTGTGATTGAGAACCAATCCGATATACCCAACATTCAACTGTAAAATCATCTGTACCTTCTGCTAATGATGCATCATCATATCTTATGTAATCCCCAGTTCCATCAAAATAAGTCGAATACCCACCTTCCCGATAAGGACTGAATGTAGTTTGTGTTGCATTACCAGCTGCGGTAATCGTATGACTGTTAGTACTAGAATCTACAAAAGTATCATTAACTTGATTATTGGTACCGACTGATGTAATTAAAGCTGTAGTGTAATTGCTGTTTTCGATATTAACAATAAATGCCAAAGTAAACGAACTATTGGCAACGGCTACGTTTACACCATCGCTAGCTGTAAAGGTAGTAGTGAATGTACCTGCCAAAGCGGTATTAGTAGTAGGTGTAAATGTAAATATGTTATTAGATTGAGTAACTGTTGCAATAGCATTGGCACCGACACCAATTCCTGAATGACTTACCGAAAAGCTAATAGGTATTCCTTCTGGGTCAGTAGACGATAATGTGACGACAGTGTTTGCTCCTTCGTTACTCAAGCTGTAAGAAGAAGCGGCGCCGCTTAAACTCGGATTAGTATTAATCAGGGCAATATTATACCATCCAGTGCCAGTCCACATATACAATCTGTTTGTACCAGACACAAACGCTTGCGTGCCCGTGTCAACTCCAGACAACGGCAAATCTGAAATAGCCGTGTATACGTCTGTTCCAGTTACTTCATATCTTATGTCGGAATAATTTGCCATGTTACCTTTCTGTGAATACCCAGCCGTGAGTTGCGTTATAGTATACTAATCCAAACGCTGCTCTATTTACGTCGATTACCATATCAGCTGCTGACCCTTGGATCTTGTGGCCATTGCGTCCTATGGTAATATTGTTTGTTGCTGCGTTGCCTGTTCCGTCTATAATTCTAATTTCATCACCAATAGATGCTGAAGCAGGTAGCGTTATAGTTAAAGCTGATGACGTATTAAGTATATATTTCTCACCAGCAGTAATAGTGGTGTTAGATGTTCTTTCTACCCAGTTTACGTTTGTAGCAGTACCAGTATCTTCATTACCTGCTAAAGAATTGATTTCGATCCACTGACTCGAGTCACCATCGTTATAATAAATGAATACTTTGAGTACTGAAGTGTCGAACCACAAATCGCCAGCGTTTGGCGATGATGGAGCAGTTTCAGATAATGCTACTGGTGATGGTACACCAGATGGACTTGACTTAACCCACTGACTAGATGATCCGTCGTTGTAGTAAACATACAGAATAAGGTCTTCAGAATCAAACCACATATCTCCTGCAGAAGGACTGCTTGGTGCAGCATCAGAAATAGTTACTGAAGCACCACCACCACCGCCGCCTTGAGTAGCATTAGCAGGCGTAAAGGTAAACGAACCGTTCGAACTGGTATAGATTAAAGAGCCGTTGCCACTAGGAGCAGTTGTAATTACATCAAATGAAGTTAAGGTTGTAGCATTAGCTACTTGTAGGTAAGCATCTAGGTCGGTACTAGACGCAAACCCTGTACTGTTTGCTACCTGTAGATATCCATCTAAAGTAGATTGAGTTACAAAATTAGCATTAGCAACTTGTAGGTAAGCATCTAGGTCGGTACTAGACGCAAACCCTGTACTGTTTGCTACCTGTAGATATCCATCCAACTGGCTAGTAGTGGCATAACCATAACTAGATACGTTTGCAACTTGCAAGTAAGCGTCCAGGTCGGTACTAGATGCAAAGCCGGTACTATTAGCTACCTGTAGGTATCCATCAAGTTGGCTAGTAGTTGCAAAGCTAGTGCTATTGGCTACTTGTAAGTAGGCATCGAGATCTGTAGATGATGCAAACCCTGTACTGTTGGCTACTTGTAGGTATCCATCTAAAGTAGATTGAGTTACAAAATTAGCATTAGCAACTTGTAAGTATCCATCTAATTGGCTAGTAGTAGCAAAGGAGGTACTATTAGCAACTTGAAGGTAAGCGTCTAGGTCGGTACTAGATGCAAAGCCAGTACTGTTAGCAACCTGTAAGTATCCATCAAGTTGGCTAGTAGTAGCAAATGTTAAACTGTTAGCTACTTGTAAATAAGCATCCAATGAGCTTGTTGTAGCAAATGAGGTGCTGTTAGCAACCTGTAAATAGTTGTCCAATTGAGGCTGAAGATTTGCAACCTGTAAGTAACCATCAAAGCTAGCAGTAGACGACTGCCAAACACTTTTTGTCGCATAGTACGTGTAGGTAACACCCGCAAATGTTACCTGATCGCCGTCCGATGGACTGTTTGGAAAAGTTACTGCCATTTGTTATTTACCTATGTAAAAGTAATGGTACCATTGCTAGTAAACGACCATACTTTATCTGTACCTACAGTTGCAACTGAGTAAGTTCCGGTAGCGGTTGCTGCTTGAGATGAAGCTGTCCTGATTATAACAATGCCGCTACCACCCCTACCGGATGCCTGTCCGGAACCAGTACCGCCTCCACCACCGCCGGTACCGTTTGTAGCCTGTACAGGTACACCGCCATTTCGATATCCACCTGTACCGCCACCGCCAACACCACCCGCTTTTCCGGTGGCGTTATAACCACCACCGCCACCACCACCAGCGTAGGCTGTATTAGATCCGGATATATTGTAATAGAGACCGTCACCTCCTTCACATACCGGTGTGGTGTTATAAGACCAACCATCTTCGCCGGCGCCACCGCCACCGCCACCCCAGCCACTTCCGTTATATGTTCCCGTACCACCTTTATTGCCTTGAGATGGTCCAGGATATCGAACTCCTTCCCAAGTAGTGTTAGCACCACCAGGACCCTGAACGGCGCCGGTGTTATCATATCCAGTACCACCACCACCTGAACCACCATCACGTCCAGGATTGTTGGCACCGCCACCGCCACCGCCACCACCGCCTAATGCAAGGATGGTACCAGCTCCGTAGCTTGCATCAACAATAGCAGAATTGGCTCCGTTATTACCTTGGTTGTCTCCACTTGTTGGAGTAGGTTCTCCTCCTTCACCGACTACAATCTGAATAGTATAGTTTGAGCTTAAAGATGTGGTTCCATATACTAGACCACCGGCACCACCACCACCGCCAGACACACCACTACCACCACTACCGCCACCACCTACTACCAAATATGTAACAGGCAATGCAAAGGCTAAAGTAAAATCTACAAACCTAGTAGTGGTACGAGCACCATCTGATGCACTTAGTCTAGCTCTAAATGCTCCAGCCAAGTCTGTGTTACTAGATGGTATAAATGTATATTGACCATTGCTTTGGTTAATTACTGGAGTTTGAAGTAGTTGTGCTGGTAAGGTGCTACCTGTATTTTTGTATGCTATACCATATGTTATATCAAAACCTTCTGGGTCAGTAGCAAGCATTGTAACAGTACTGTTACTACCGTTTCCATCCAAGGTAACGGTGGAAGGTGGCTCAGTAATAATGACTGGACTTTCATCTACACCAGCTGCTATTTTATCCCACTCACTGCCATCCCAGATATGGACGGTCTTTGTATTTGTCGCAAAGGCAAAATCGCCAACTGAATTTCCCGATGAAGGAAATGCCGAAGTGTTGGCATAGCTAGTTACAGATGCTCCGCCGCCAGAACCACCAGAGCCAGTAGGACCTGGTTGTGCTACGTTTGATTGAACCCACTGATTAGAATCACCATCATTATAATAGACGTACATATTGCCGTCCATTGAGTTCCACCAAAGGTCACCAGAGCTTGGACTGGACGGTGCTGTGTTAGATGTTGTTACTGAAGCACCACCGCCTGAAGAAATTGTCGTAGCAGTACCTTTTGATCTCCATACACCATACGTACTGTTGTAAGTATAAACGGTATTAGCCCCGGCAACGGTAACAGTAAGAGTCTGTCCGTTAGATGGATTACTTGGGAAATCTATTCGTGCCATAATCTATTTACCCTTCTAACGCTGCTGTGGGCGGTGTAAAGTTGGATGTGTAGCGGACTAGGCCTCTAGAAAAACGAAGATCAGAAACATAACCATCCCAATAATCTCCAAGATTTCCTTTAGATCCTATAGCTGTACCGTTGGTACTTGAGTTGTCTAAATTTACTCCAGTCTGAGTGGCATCTAATGTACCATTAATATAAATTCTTACCGTTGCATTTGTAGTACCACTTTTAGTTACAGCAAAATGATACCATTGGTTTAGTGTTACAGCAGATCCAGTTAAAGTGCTGGTAGATCCCCCATTGGGTGTCCAAGTAAAATACCAGTTACCATCTAAAATTCCGGTAGCGAATGTTCTAGGTGTTGGTCCCCAGTCACTAAATAAAACATTATACCCAGATGACGCAGTAGGGTACACCCAAGCTTCAACAGTAAAGTTTTCACTATTCCAATTAGATATTAACTCGCTTTTTGGTACAGTTATATAATCACCAGTCCCATCAAAATACATCGACGAGCTCAGATACTTTGTCTGAGTAGTGGACGATTTAACATCTCCATTGAGTGTCAATGATTTGACTGACTGAGACTTATCAATGATGCCAGCACCCGTACCCTTAGTGTGTAGTACCGTGCCTGTTGATGATACGGGTGTTAACGGTGGAGTGAAATCTGCAGTGTAATCTGCTGTACCGTTTTTTACATATAGATCAGCGATGTTAGCATACAAATATCCAATGTTAGCACTATTAACTCTGCTACCAATTCTTCCTTCAATATTTAAGTTACCTTCTGAGATGGTGGCTGAACTTGTGGCAGAAACAACTGCTTTCCCATTTAAAAATAATTTTATGTCTGATCCCGATCGAGTCAATGCAACGTGTGTCCACCTCTTAGTAGGTATAGTATAGCTCGAAGTATCAACTACCGCGCCCCCAGCAGCAGTTCTTAATAATAATCTAGTAGTTCCTATTGAACATAAACCATCATTACCTGAATCAGTGATAGCAATAATTGAATCGTAGCCAGTAGAACCAGTACGGTAAACCCAAGCAGCTATAGTAAAATCACCAGTAAAGTCAAAATCTGTGCTATTTGAGAATCCTACATAATCACCACTGGCTGATAGTTTAATAGAACCCCCGTCATCTGTATCAGTGTATATAGTGTGTTCGTATGGTGTAAATGGCTCGGTTTTGGTGTTACCCGAAGATTCAGTTATTGTATGATCACTTGTTGATCCATCTGCGAAGTATGGTAGGTGACAAGTTAACAGACTGGTGTTTGTGATTGCTGTTAGACGTGTTGTTGGCGGTGTAAATGCAGAAGTATAGACAGCGGTGCCTTTTACACATCTGATGTCACTCAAATATCCCGTAAAACTGTCTGAAGTAACACCAGCATCATTGTATGTTCCAAGCCAAACAAGACGGTTTCCATCTGTATATGTGCTTGTCCATGTTCCTTGACTTACGCCATTTAAATAAAATGTGGTGGTGCCGTTGTTATCGACAATTGCAAAATGATACCAATTATTAGCGGCGATTGTAGCTGAAATCCGTGTCGATCCATTGACCCACCAGTTAAGCGTAGTAGCGTTTGAAAAATATAAACTTTCTCTGTTACTAGCATCTATGTAAGATGCCCAAATGTGCTCGTTTCCAGCCGGGGCAGTAGCATAAAACCATCCCTCTATTGTAAAAGCCGTGTTGTACCAGTTAAATGTTGAGCTACTAGCGATTTTTAAATAATCTCCGTTACCATCAAAATAAGTTGAATACCCAGCCTGACGATAAGGACTAAATGTGGTTAAATGTGCACCTCCATAACCTGTCAACGTTCTATTATCAGGAGACGAATCTACAAAACTATCATTGACTGCATTGTTATCGCCGACAGAAGTAATCAGTGCTGTAGTATAATTACTATTGTTTAAACTAAATGCCAAAGTAAACGAACTATTGGCTCCAGCAAGATTCACACCATCGCTTGCAGTAAACGTAGTAGTAAACGTACCAGTCAAAGCAGTGTTGGTTGTAGGAGTAAATGTAAAGATATTATTAGATTGGGTAACAGTAGCAATGGCATTTGCACCTACACCCAATCCTGTATGCGATGCGGTAAAGGTGATTGGTAACCCTTCTGGGTCACTTGCTACTAGTGTTACGACAGTATTAGAACCATCGGTGTTAAGGTTATAAGTTGCACTAGCACCACTGATAGTTGGGTTAGTATTAATTAATGCAATGTTGTACCACCCAGTACCGTTCCACAAATATAGTCTATTAGTACCAGACACATACGCCTGTGCGCCAGTATCGTTACCAGACATTGGTAAATCAGATAGGGCAGTGTATACAGTAGTAGTACTGCTTACGTTTGCTACCTGTAAGTATCCATCTAGTGTTGCTTGGGTTACTGGAGTAGAGGCAGTTGATTCCCAAGCACCAACGGACGAGTTATAGGTAAACCCGGAATGGGTTTGACCGTTAGATGGATTTGATGGAAAGTTGATTGTCATGTGTTTGTTACCTATTGTATCGCCATTATTACAAACCGACCACCACCACCAAATATACCTTCGCCAAAAGATGATGATGGTTTGCCTACTCCTGCTGCATATACGCTAAGTCCGGTTCCAGGAGGATCGTCTCTGCTAGTACCAGAGCCTGGAGTAGTGCCACTAATTGTAGCATTATTTACGTGCGTAGTATTGGTTGAATAAAAACCAGATCCGCCGCCACCGCCCATTCCAATTTGGTATGGGCCGCCATCCCCGCCTCCTTCTCCTCCATAATAACCACTGCCACCACCGCTTCCGCGACCCATAGCGCCGCCGCCATAACCAGCGCCGCCATCTTGATTAGTGGTATTAGTTCCACCACCAGCAGATTGTGTTCCCCCAGCGCCACCACCAGTTAATGTAGTAGTACTGTTTGCTCCATCCGAACCAGTAGTACCTCCACCATTACCGCCGCGGCCTTGATCGGTGGCCCCAGCGGCACCACCACCACCACCAGCAATTAGTAAAGCACTAGCTTGACTTGGAGTGCTTCCTAGAAATAATCCAGTTAGACCTCCTCCACCTCCGCCTACATTACTTCTTGACGTAGCTGTTCTATCTCCGCCAGTACTAAACGCTGTCCCGGGAGGTCCTACACTCCCGCGTAGCTCTGTATGACTGCCTCCTCCCCCACCAAAACCTCCATAACCTGTATAGGTTTGACGATTACCGCTTTGTCCGCCGTTACCCACTATTAATGTATATACTTGATTTTTAATAAATGAAATATCAGCAGTCGCATAACCTCCAGCACCGCCATAGACATTGCCGAGGAATTGATCATTACAACCTGCTCCACCCCACATGTGAACTGTTGCAGTAAAATTAGTATCGGGAGTAAGTTGATATACAGTACCAACGTGTCCCGTAGATTGGGCTGTGATAGCATCAACAATAAGATTATTACTACTTATTTCATGCACACTAGAACCACCCAATGAAGGTGAAAAATTAATTACATCGAATAGTAACGAAATAGGAATAGTTCTAATAGTTACTCTATTTCCATCTGAAGCCGTTAATCTAGCATTAAATGATCCTGCATTTGAAATATTTGATGATGGTATAAATGTAAAGACTCCATTTGCTTGATCTATTGCTGTAGCGGATGATAATTGATCTGGTAATACATTTCCTGTAGTATTATATTTAATATCATATTCAATATCAAATCCTTCAGGGTCAGTAGCTACCATAGTTATAGATGTGTTACTTCCTAATGCTGATAACATATGAGAGCTGGGTGGCTCTGTAGTAATAATTGGAGACTCATCAGATCCTGAAGAAATTTTGTCCCACTCACTTCCGTCCCAAATATAAACAGCTTTAGTATTTGTTGCAAATGCAAAGTCACCTACAGAATTACCTGATGAAGGAAAAGCCGAGGTATTGGCATAACTGGTTACAGATGAGCCATCAGCGCCAGCTGCTCCAGTGGCTCCAGGTACAGCAGCCTGAACCCACTGTGTTGAACTACCATCATCGTAAGAAATGTATAACTTACTGGTATTGGTATTCCACCATAGATCACCATCACTTGGACTAGATGGCGCAGTGTTGCTTAGCGTAGTCGATACACCAGCAGTAGCTCTCCACGCACCAACAGACGAGCTGTAAGTAAACCCAGCGTGTGTATCGCCGTTAGATGGATTTGCCGGAAAATTAGTGGCCATAATTTATACTACTGTTTCCGTAAGAGAAGGTACAGCTGTCCATCTTTTTGCAGAACTTACAAGATTAGAAATTTGAGCTGATCTTACTGCAATTGATTTAATTACAGCTTCTTCCGTGTATTCTTCTAAAGGCATTCTAAGCTCAAACAAATCAGTTGCAGTTCCTGTAGTTTCTCCTACAGTTTCAGTATGAGAAACTTCTGCGTGGGTAATATTACCATCAGCATTAGTATAATATTTTACAACTTCCATAGTTACTCCCAACTTTCCTTAGAGACTGGTTCTGATACTGCGCTCCCCAGTGTAGTACCTATCCCTTCAACTACTACAATATTAGAAATATTTTTACCAAAGAAGTTATCAGCACCTAAAAGAACTGATGGGGTCGAAACAACAGGATTATCCACTGAAATTAGATTTGTTATATTGGAAATAAAATTAGTAGTTGAAGATAAAGTCGTGGGTGTAGCAGCGGGGTTATCCACACTAACTAATGTCACTACATTTTGAGAGACACCCGATACTTCAATTTGCAAAGCAGCCATTTTAAGTTCTCTTAACTAATAGTGCAGTTAATGGCCTGATGGTAGTGCCGTCATTGGTATTAAGGTATACGTAGACGTCGCTTCCAATTGTAACTGTATCTCCATTTGTTCCTAAACCTGCAGCAACTCTCCAAAAATTTCCTACAGTAGAAAAATCAAATATGTCGTTGTTTAGAGTAAAATCATTACACCAAACGAATTTGTGAAGAGCAAGTCCAGGGTTCCCAGAAGTATCATATCCTACAGCTGTAGATCTACCCCACATATAATCAATACTATTAGAGTCATCAAATCGATCATCATAGACCCATGGACTCCAACAACTAGAAGGGCCTACCGCGCCATAAGGGCCCCAGGCATGATAGTAACCATATCCTTTTCCGATAGTCGCTTCGTCGGTGGTGCTTCCGTACTGAGTACCATCATCTAATCTAGAGCGATATCTAAGTGCTTGGGATCCTCCACCTCTTAACCAATCATTTACGTTATTAGATATCCATCCAGTACAACGGAGTTTACCAGAGTAGGTAGGATTATAAGAATAAATTGACTCAGAAAATTGAATCCAAGGATAAGAAGTGGTTTTAGTTTGCCACGTTCCGTTACCTCTGTAGAGAATAGGTTCATAGCCTCCTGAGTTACGGTTTTGGTCGCAGCAAAATAACTGTGCTACGGGTACCAGAGATTGTGCAGTTGTAGTAGCCGTTTCAGTAAATTCAGCATTTATCATAAAACAAACGTGGTTGTTACCGTCTTTTCCATGAATAAGTATACGTCGAGCATCTACAAAAATATGAATACCTAAATCAGAATGTTCAGTGTTTCCGCAAATTCCATTCACGTCACCAATTGCAGAATTAGTCGAAGTATATCCGTTCCCAAACATTTCTGTACCTGTGCCTGGATCAAGTACCGAGCAAAGACCAAATGCGAAGTCGTCTCCAGTTACAACGGACGAGTTATTCCAATCGCCGTTACAATAAAGAGCTGCATATTTGGTTTTTGAGCCTACTGTTGTACCCTCGAGGATGAAATTAGAATCTCCGGAAGTACTGACAGTGGTACCAGTAGTTGGTATTGTTGAACTAGAATGAAGACTCCAACCACTATTACCGCCATAAACAGTAGAAGTATTAGTGTCAATAAACTCCAGACCACTGAGGCTTGCAGTACTAGACGTACAACTAGTAATAAGCCTAACGATATCTCGAATTTGTGCTCCCGTCGAAGTATTGCCGGGAAAATATAAGTGAGCGTACATATATTATCTCCTTAATTGAATGTAAAAACTATGTACAGGTTTTCGCCGGCGGTTGTTGAACCAACTTGCGTTATATCAACAGTAATATAATCACCACTAACAAACGAATGATTTAAACTAGTATTTGACGCTGAAGTAGCACCAGCTGCAATAATAATATTTTGTAATGAACTACCGTTTTTCTTTACGCTAGTGTTTACGCTTGAGCCTACTGGCGCTGTGTCAACAAAAGCGTGAATACTTTTTAAAGTATAACTGTCCTGTAAATAGAATCTCTTTGTACCAGTATTTATTGCAAGAGTATCGTCATATCGATATGACTTAACAAAGTCTGTCGCTATCGAGGTACCCCCCATGCGAGATCCTGTTGGTAAGTCAATTCCTCCATTGGCATTCAAGGTAATCTGAGATGTACTTAGGAATATTGTGTTGCCACTTAGATACAAATCTCTCCAGGACCTAGACTGGGAACCTAGATCAAAGGTTACATTAGAACTAGGTATGAGACTAGAGGCTATGCTCGAAAGGTTAGCAGTTTGGCCAGCAGGACCTGTAGGACCTACTGGTCCTGGAGTCGTAGCTTCGACCCACTGATTTGAATCAACGTCAGTATAGTAAATGAATAGTTGATTTGTGTTAGCACTCCACCATAAATCACCAGCACTAGGACTACCAGGAGCGGTATCAGCTATAGTTACCGATGCCCCACCACCACTGCCAGAACCAATGAGAGTACCGCCCATACGAGAGCCAGATGGCAGATCAATGCCACCGTTGGCATTTAACGTAATTTGAGATGTACCTAAGAATATTGTGTTGCCGCTTAGATAAAGGTCCTTCCAGTAGTTGGTTGTAGAACCTAGATCGTAAGTAACATTGGCACTTGGTACGATGCTTGTGGATAAGGAAGAAAGGTTTGCAACTTGTAGATAGGCATCTAACTCCGTTCTAACAACTTCACCATTAGCACCGGCAGGACCGGTTGGACCAGCGGGGCCTTGTTGGCCAGCTGGATTAGTCTGAACCCACTGAGCAGTAGTGCCGTCATCGTAATATACAAAAGTTTCACCCAGCGCGCTGTTAAACCATACCGCACCGTTTTTAGGATTAGAAGGTGCAGTTGTGGATACAGATATGGGATCCTTTGGCTGGTTACCCAAATAAGCCATTACGAGATCTCCAACACACTCACAATAACATCAACAGACGAAGCCGTGTTTGATGTTACCTTAAAAGAATCTCCGTTTTCTAGAACTAGTTTTTGTTCTCCTCCTACAGGAATCAGAGATCCACCAGACAGTATAGGTGCATCTTTAATTAGATAATAATCTACAGACGATGAATTAACTTGCACAGAAGCAGTAATAGCAGCAGAAGTTTTGTTTGCAATAGAACATCCAATAACAGTAGTTGCAGTAGTAGCTGTAAGAACTGTATTGGCAGTGGTACCTACATTAGCAGCAAAATAATTTTTAAATGTGTTAGCCATGTTTAATTATCCTAATGCAATTGCCATTGCGACAGTATCATCTTGTACTGTAGTAGCAATGGTCACGCTATCAGCTGCTGAATTAGATGTTAATGTTACTCCTGCGCCAGCTACAAAGGTAAGTGTATCACCTGCAGCTTCTGCAAATATGCTATTTTGACCTGCAATATTTATAGTACTAAAGGTGTTGGCAGACGAACCGCCAACGCTAGAAGTAACTGATGGAATATGGATAGTTCCATTCATTGAAGAATGGACACTACAGTTATAATATAATTTGTCGGGAGCGTTCATAGGAACAGTGAACACTACGTCACCGACCTGAGTACCTTGACCGCTAACACCATTAGCAAATTGATCGCCTGTCCCGGTACCGTTTACTGTTTTGATATAGAAAGGATGACCCGAAGCGTTTATACTAAACGTATAAGTTTCACCTCTAGTCAAATAAAGAGTAGGATTACTGTTAGCAGAACTTTCGCCTGTACCTACTCCAGTAAAGTTATACGCACTGGATCCGCTGTTGGTTACAGTAAAGATTTTTTTGTTAGAAAACGAATCCGATCCAAGTTCAAATACTGATGTACCATTGGATGAGAATATTTTTTTATCGGCAAGATTAAGGGCGAGCTCGCCCGTAGAAAGATTAGACGTGTTCGGACTTTTGCCGGCAACCGAACTACGTTTAATACGTATCGTAGACGCCATGATAACCTCTATGTAGAGTTGACCCCCGTATATACGGGGGTGTCGTCATTGTATCTTAGAATGTGCCGCCGTCAATTACTGCATTAAGTTCAGCAAGCGTAACACTTCCAAAGTTAATAGTCTGACCTGGCTCTGTAGCAAGACCACCAAACAAATAGTAAGATTCATCTGTGGCGTCACGGACCAAACCAGTATACTTGTTACTGCTACCATCATTATACAATGAATAGAAGCCCATGTCAATAGTATCGGCGTTGTTGGTATTAGCCAACTTAAGCATGTTGTCGCCGATGGATACAGTAGTTGAATCAATGTAAGTCAGAGTACCGTTGACTTCTAGGTTACCATCTACGGTTAAATCACTACCGATAGTAGCAGCACCAGTAACGGTTAGGTCGTTGCCAATAGTTACATCATTGGGCAATCCAATCTGGAATGTAGTTCCTTCACCAGCAGAACCAGTAACTTCGATCTCGTTAGTAGTACCAGTTACAGCAGCAGCGTAGTTACCAGTAGTATGAGTACCCAGGTCTACCGAATCTGCTTGAGTGGTGACAGCAATGTTAATATTACCAGTTCCATCAAACGATGCAGAGCCTGCTTGGTCACCACTAATCTGAATAGTGCGAGCCGTTTCAAGTGCTGTAGCTGTAGCAGCGTTACCAGTAGTATCTGAGCTAATCGTACCTGCCAAGCCAACGCTAAACGCCGTACCTTCGCCAGCTGATCCAGAAACTACAATGTTGTTGTCAGTGTTTGCAACGCTTGCAGCATAGTTACCAGTAGTATCTGTTCCAAGAGCGACACTATTAGGTTGAATTGTAGTCGAAATTGTAGCTGTATCACCTGCGTTCTGGAAAGTAGCAGAACCAGTAACGTCACCAGTCAACTGTACCGTTACAGAAGAAGACAGAGCATCGGCCGATGGTGAACCAGTAGAAGCAAACGTAATAGAACCGTTAGAATTACGGGTAATGCTGGTACCTGTACCACCAATAAGGTGGATAGCGTCGTTGGACAACCCAGGGTTATCTACAGTTAAAGTAACAGTAGCTCCAGCATCAGAACCCTGAGCAAAAGCTGCTGAACTTAAATTATATTGATCACCGGATACGCTAAAAACAGTAGAACCATCAGAAGAAAAAAGTTTCTTATCAGGAAGGTTAATTGCCAATTCACCAGCTGCAAGAGAGCTTGGCGCCGCGCCCGGAGTTGAACTTCTTTTCAGCTTAATTGTTGAAGCCATAATTGAATACCTTAGTTACGTTTAATTTGACCGGAGTGGGAAAAACCTGAAATGATAGTTTTATTTATAAGTTTTTTTTCTTCTAAAACTTTCACAAGCTCTTTCATCTCCTCTCTTCCATTACGAATTCGATCACCCAACACCTTATTATTGTTAGTTAAAGACTCCACTTTTCGTTCTAAACGAATTTTTTCTCTTTTAAGATCGTTAATTATTGCATCATATTTGTCAAAATCTTTAAGTTTTTCCTCTAAATATTTGACTTTAGTGTTAAGCATAATATTAGTTTGAGACAATTCATTTATCATTTCTTGTTGTTGTTTAATGAACGTCTCTAACACCTGTTCATTTTCATTCATGTAAAGTTACCACCATCCAAATCATTAAACTCGGGCGTACCATTAGAACCGACTTGCATTACTTTGCCAGCCGTACCAGTTACGAAACCTAAGACGCTACTGTTTGAAGCAAACAAAACACCATTCTGTGTGAATGAAGAAAGACCAGTACCACCGTATTGAGTTCCCAATACATTTTCAAGTACCAAATTAGTAATACTTACGTTAGCAAGTGTGACGTCTCCGCCATTAATTGACAGCGATCCAGAAGACGATCCTAAAATAATTGCAGTGTTGCCACTACCTAATTTTACTGTTGAAGCAGATATCTGTACAGCTTGACCGTCAGTATCCTGAAAAGCAATTGATCCTGTATCTGTAGAAATTGTACTATCACCTAGAGTAATAGTATTGCCACTTAAATAGAGATCTCTCCAAGCTCTCTCAGCAGTACCTAAGTCTAATGAGACGTTAGATGAAGGAACTATATTGGTTGTAACAAACTCTAAGTTTGTAGAGCTTAATACTTCGCTATACTTAGCAATTCGTGTACCACCTGTTGTTACACCATCATGTACCCGAACAGTTTTAAGGGTAGTGTCGATGGTAATCTCACCATTAGCACCAGTAAAGCTACCGTGCTCGGCGGATGTACCTCTACGAAATTTTACTTCGATCGACATTAAGTTAAAGATCCGTAATCGTGTTGAACACCTACAGT